TCGATACCCGTGGTGGCCTAGCCATTGATGCACACAAAGAAAACTTCCTTACATTAATGGCAGCGTTCGAGAATGGTGACGTTATTCTCGTTCAATGCAAACACGCAACGACAGGTGAAGACGTAACAGCAATCTGTACGATAGAGTCAGTTGATAACTTACACAAAGATGATCCCGAAAAGCATTATGACCTCACACCCTTCGCTGTCTTCCTTAATGAAAATCCATATGATGTGTTGATCCCACCTGATGCCAAAGAGTTAGATGATGCCTCGGTACACTGATTATGTAGAAGACTTCGACTACGAAGATGTCAAACTCACACTCGAAACATGGCGCTTACGTCATCACGACATCTTAGGAGGGACTGACTCAACAATAATGCAACAATATCTCAACCGCATCAGGTCGAACGAGTGTTACACCAAGTTCACGCAACACGCACTCGACCGTATAGAGAGGATGAAGAAGAAATTAATTGATCAAGGAATGTTATAATGGAAATGACGATTGGTAACATCGAAGTCAAACCTCCACAAGCAATGATCAAACGCATGTCACTAATGTTATGGGGAGCATCAGGTTGTGGTAAAACAACTCTCGCCGCAACCGCACCCGGAAAGAAACTATGGATTAATTTTGACCCTGACGGCACCGAAGCACTCAATTACTTCGACGACGTTGTTGTTATGGACTTGTCGGCAGAACCTGATAGCCTTGTTGAACGCTTCAAAGAACCTGACCCCTTCAAGATCAGTAAGTTTATTGCAGAACACAATATCGATACTGTTGTCTTCGACAGTCTCACGACCTTTGGTAGTAAAGCTCTCGTACAAGGAGTCACTAAGGCTCAAGGAACTGCTAAAGGACGCTCCTCAACCTTAGAAGACCCTGGCTATGCTGGTTATGGTAACAAGAACGTATGGACTAACCTTGCTGTAATGAACATGTTGAAGATGACGAAGAAGTCTAACACACACATGATCTTTATTGCACACGAAGATAAGCCAGAGAAGAACCAAGATGGAGCAGTGTTGTATATCTCTATCATGCTCGGTTCATCCCTTACTCAACAAATTCCTGTTAGCTTATCTGAAATCTGGGCGATGGAAGATACCGGAAAGGTTCGCCGTCTTGCTGTACGTCCATGTCGTGCGCGTAAGCCTATGAAGACACGCATGTTCGCTACTGATAAGGAACCAGAATTCCTCTGGACCTTCGACGCTGACACTAAGAAAGGTGAAGGCATTAAAACATGGTATGATCGGTGGGTAAAAAATGGCGGCAAAAAAATCCCAATCCCTAAGTAAATCGAAATCCCGACCTACTACATCTAGTGGGTCCAAAAGCAAGAAGACACAAGATGATGGGGCTTTACTTGTGTCCAAAAAAGAAGTACAATCAAGCCCTTCCACCAACCCGAACAAGGATAAAGTAACTATGGTTGACGAAAATCTTGCTGAAGACACTATCATTGAATATTCGGAAGACATCTCCGATGCTGAACCTCCTGTTCCGCTACCTCCGGGGACGTACTCTGCCTCTATTCGTGCTAGTGAGAAACGTTTGAACGGTAAGCAAACCGGCTACTACGCTGCTACTACGTTCTTTGTTAGCCCGGATGAGTATCCGGCTGACTACGTAGACGGTAATCCCGATGGAACGACTATCATCTATCGCCGTGTCTCAGTTGAAGACAATCCGATGGCTCGTTTCGGTATGCGTACCTTCTGTGAGGCCGTTGGTGCCAAGATGGGCAAAAACATCGACCTCAATAACTTCGTTGGTCTAGAAGCTCGTATTGAAATCACGAACGAGATGTGGGAAGGTTTCCCCCGTCATCAGATCAACAAAGTCTTGGCCCCCTAAAAGGGCTGAGAAAGCTTAGAGAAATGGCCCGATTTCTCTTGTAGATCGGGCCTTTTTTCTGCTATACTTCATCATCACTTAACCAGCCAATTATAGGGGAGATATACCTATGGCAGACGAACAGAAAGCCACCGTCAAAAAGACCCGTACCGTGAAGCCGAAGCCCGTTTACGTTGTGACCCCTGCCGGTACCGAAGTCATTCTTGTGACCAAGGACGCGACCGAAGTCTTTGCTGCCCTGTCCGAAAATCCGGGTGCCATCGTCAAGGTCGAGCAGGTTAAATAAGTCACGCACTTCCGTAAACTCAGGGAGTGCATGGGGAGATGCACTCCCTCCCTTTCTTAAAGGAAAGTAAATGCCTAACGCACCGAATGAAGGAATTAGTAAGATGTTTATCGATGAGTTCGTGCATCGGTTTGGTCTTGAACTGTTTAGCCAGCTTCCTGCGCGGGCTATTGCGATGTTCCAAGGCTTCCGATTTGTTAAAGAGGAGTTCGTGCCTTATGCCGTGGAATGATCCCCCAACACATGTTGAAATTCCAACACCGGGGAACATTCCACGCGCACGGGGTATCCATTCAACAGGACGCTTCGGGAATTCCCTACGCGCTCGTATTAGCTTAGATGACTACGAAATCATAACACAAATGGCCGCCGAATTAGGTTTATCAATCTCTATGTTCGTCCGTTGGGCATCAGTCTACACTGCTAAAGCATTGAAAGACGCACATGACGGAACCGACAGTCCTAATCCAGTTGGAGACGATTGAAGCATTACGCACCATTGCTCTCGTTAACAACACACATCCTGACATCCTTCGTCAACTCTCCACCTTCCGTAATCATGCATACCGCTCTGAACTCTTCACGCCGCAAGAGGCGGTGTTGTTTGAACGCATCCAACTTAAGGTGATAGCGAATGGAAGTTAAAGATTTTACTCCCGATGAGACACAGACCGAAGCTATCGAGGCTTCATGTGATGTCGATAGTCGGGTAGTTAGTGTTACAGGACCAGCCGGTACAGGTAAAACAACGATCCTTAAGAAAGCATATGAAGTTCTTGTTACAGCAGGTTACACTCCCGTACTTTGTGCGCCAACAGGTAAAGCAGCTAAAAGGATTAAAGAAGCAACAGGTATTCCAGCGATGACACAACATCGTTTGTTGGAGTATACGCATCCCGGCGAACGTGATGCTGATACAGGTAAGGTAATTGGGCATTCGTATCCTAAGAGAGATAAGCGTAACCCACTAGAATATGACGCGGTATTTGGTGACGAGTACGCAATGGTGAACCATGAATTACATCGCAACACGTTCGACGCTCTCCCGCCCGGTGGACTTATCCGCGTCTTCGGTGACATTAACCAACTCAAGCCAATTGAACGTTCCATTCCCCTTAGAGAGAAACCTTCACCGTTTAGGGAATTACTCGACAATAAGAAACTCAAGAGTGTCTACCTCGATCACAACTATCGACAAGAAGAAGGTTCCGGCATAATCTTCAACGCCCACCGCATTCTAAGGGGGTTCATCCCACAGCGTATGGACGACTTCCAGATGAACATTACTAACTCACCTATCGATATGATCTTTAGCATCATAACAGAGGCACATGGTGATGGTGTTGACTTTGCATCCATTGACCACCAGATCATCACTCCTGGTAACAAGTCTTGGGTAGGCACTGTTAAACTTAATGCATCCTTGCAAAGTTTCTTACGCTCTGAGACAGACCTTTGGCAACACATTCCACGACACAAGTGGATTAAGACACCTGTACGTATGCGGCCTCTGGATAAGGTTGTTGTCACTAGCAATAACTACACACTGGAAGTCTTTAACGGAGAGACTGGCATCATTCAAGAGATTACAGACTATGGTGAGATAGCAATCGATCTTGGTGATCGCACTGTTGTTATCCCTCCAGTACAAGCTGTGATGCACTCGTCTGGTAAGATGATTGAGATTGATCCTCGGAAGGACATTGACCTTGCGTATGCTATGACAACGCATAAGTGTCAAGGGTCGGAGTATGGACATGTGATCTACGTGATTAACAAGTCTACTGGTTATAGTCAGAGCCGTCCGAACTTCTACACTGCGGTTACTCGCGCACGTACGAAGGTTAACCTTGTAGCTGATCAGCGTTCGTTGTCCACTAGTGTATGGAAGATGTAACATGAAGAAAATTGTATTCCTAAATGGTCCTAAGAACAGTGGTAAGACATCAGCAACACGTTTCCTAAAGGAACATTTCAATGGTTCGTTCGATAAGTTCGGTCCAACATCAACCATGCAACTCAGTACACCGCTTAAGAAGGCTATGCAAGCTCTTCTAGGGCTTCAACACTCTATCGAACACATGGCAAGCAAAGTTGACGGCTTAAAAGACGAACCTAACGCTCATTTCCTCGACCGTATCCCTAGACAAGAACTAATAAGCCTTTCGGAAGACTGGTTTAAGCCTCGCTTCGGTGATGATGCACTCGGAAAGATCGCAGCAAAACAAATCAACAAAATGGCAGGTCAGTTAATCATCATAGATGGTGTTGGATTTGACTATGAACTCATCCCAATCGTTG